GAGGCTCGGTGACATGGTGGGACGAAGGAAGGCGATAAGGTCAATATCGGGATAGTCAAAGCCGGTGGTCAGCACATTGGCGTTTGTCATCGCCCTGATCTTGCCCGCTCGAAAATCATCAAGCATTCGCGCTCGCTCGGCCTTGGGCGTCCCGCCGGTCACGCAATCCGCCTGGATGCCGTTGATTGCCAGTTCCTCGGCTATGTGCTCGGAATGCTTTACACCCGTGCAAAAGATCAGCCACGCCTTGCGGTCACCCGCCCTCCGGATGATCTCGGCCACCGTCTCGCGGTTGTTAAGGTGGGTGTCCATAGCATCTTGCAGTTCGCTCTCGATGAATTCCCCGCCGCGCTTGTGGACGCCTGCGGTTGACAGCTTGAAGTCCGTCCGCTTGGAATGCAGCGGCGACAGATGCTTGAGGTAAAGTAGTTCTTCGATGCTGACCGGCTCGATCAGGTCGGAGAAAAGGGCGCTTCCGTCGCAGATGCGCCCATGACCAAGCCGCCATGGTGTGGCCGTCAGCCCCACCACGCGAAGGTGCGGGTTGATTTCGGTCAAGGCGTTGATGAGCGTCCGATACCCGCCTTCGTCCTTGTGGGAAATGGTGTGGCATTCGTCAACGATCACCAGATCGACATGACCGATCTCCGCCGCCTTGGTGCGGACGGACTGGATACCGGCGAAGGTGATCGGCTCGCCAGCTTGCTTCCGCCCGATGCTGGCCGAGTATATGCCGATGGGAGCGTTCGGCCAAACGGCGAGCATACGGGTGTAGTTCTGCTCGATCAGCTCTTTGACATGGGTCAGCATCAAGACCCGCGTCTCGGGCCACTGCTGCAATGCATCCCGGCAGAGCGCGGCAATAATCACGCTCTTGCCGCTCCCGGTCGGCAGTACCAAACAGGGGTTGCCGTTGTTCCCCCTGGAAAACCAGTCGTAAAGCTGGTCTATGGCGCGTTGCTGGTATTCACGGAGTTTCATCCTTGAATTCTCCCGGCCAGTTCGCTCCGCACCTTCATCACAAGGTTGTCTTCGGTCGCGCAGGCTTCCGGGTTCGCCAGGATTTCCTTCGAAGAAAAGACATTAGCGTCGCCCTCTCCATTGCGCACATGGTGCCCGTGGATTTCGTAAATGGCCTCGTTGTCCGCCTCTCCGGGGGTCAGCTTCCAGGGCACTAGATCAGGGTGCAGGACATGGCTATCGCAGCCCTCGTATTGCGTCTCTGCCGGGATCACTGCACCGCCCCATCGGGTGCATGTCCAAGTGCCATCGGCCTCGGCTGTGCTGAGGGCGCAGGTCCGGCAATGCACTTCCTTGGTGCAGTTCGTCGAATGGCAGAACTCATGCCCAGCGCAAAACTTGCATTGATACCAAGTCGGATCGGTGGTGATCGGCGGCGGGAGACGGTCTTCCGTCGTGATGCGCTGGCCTCGTGCTAAGGCTTTCTCGGCATGGCTGGCGTCATACCTGACGCGCTCGGTGTAAATCCGGTCATCGTCCTTGCAGACGGCCACATAGAGCGCTCTGTCGATCTTGGTGCCGTGCATGTAGATTTGCATCTGAGTGAAGTGCATGGGCTTGGCGAGTTGCACGCCCTTGGTCGCGACTTCATCCCAGGACTTCTTGCTGTGGGTCTTGAACTCCGCGACGTGGCGCTTGTTCGGAGCCTCCGGCACGCCGCGCTCAATAATGCCGTCCGTCGATCCTCCGATGTGCCCGCCCAGCTTGAGAAAGGTCTGGTCGCCCTCGGTGGAACCAATCTCGATTCCGATCATCTTGAGGTCGGCGACGATCCAGCTTTCTTCGTGGTGGCCCCGGCGGAACACCCGGCGGATGCGACCGGGAAACTGCTCGATCACGGCCCAGCGGAATGACAGCCAAAGCCATCGGTCGCAATGGTGGCCGAGGATGCTGGCACCCAGGTGCAGGCGCGGCTTGTCCGACACGGCTGCGTGGGCAGCGTCGATCAGGGCTGGAATGTAGTGTTGAGGTTCTGGGATGGTGGTCATGTCCCCTCCGGTAACGGGTGACCGTCAGGCCACCCGTCCTTGGTAACGTGTTATTTCTTCGCCCACGGCGGAGCGGCGGATTTGGTCGGGGCGGAAGCCGTGGCAGACGGGGCGGGCGGGGCGCTGCCGCTGATCGCCTTAAAGCCCTTGACCTCGTTTTTCTTGTCCTCACCTTCAACCTTGATTGCCAGTTTAACGGCAATGTTCCCGCCGAGAAGCTGATCGCTGTCACGAACGGTCGGCAGGCCGAGAGCGCCCATGATCTGGTTCAACTGCTGGCGGCCAATTTCCTCGGCCTTGGGGTTCGGATTGTTGATGTTAAGGTTGCAGAAAACCACCCGGCCCTGATGAGTCGGGCCGGTGACATCCAGGCGCAACGCGATGAATTGCCCGGTCCCGGCCTTGGAGGTCTTCACCTCGGCCTTGACGATGGTCATATTGTACCATCCTTCCGGCAGTGCCTCGAAAGCGCCGCCAGAGGGCAACTCGTCACGAGAAAACTCTTGTCCAAGAAAAGCCATATCTATTCCTCCTTACTGATATCAAAACCGGGGCGTCCCGGCTTGGTGGTGATCGCCTCGGCCAGAGCCTTGGTGATGTTTTCAGTGGTGCCTTTCCATGCCGACAGGCGCAGTTCAGGTTTCCACCGGAACAGAGTGGAAAGGTATGCGTCTAGTCCATTGGCGGTGGCGATTTCCTGGAGCTTGTCGCCGTCCACCGTGCGGTTCATCTTCACGGTATATTTGATGGAGTACCCGGCATCCTTGAAAGTCACCGTGCCCTCTTCGGATGTGCCGATCTTGGCCGCAAGCTGGTCCTCGATGGAGCGGCGGGCCTCAACGGCGGCGCGTTCCGCCTCCTTGGCGTTGATCCAATCTTGATACAGGTTGACGGTCATCACGCCCCCCTGATCTTGGTGATGATCGCGCCGAGGTCGGCAGCTTCCCACGGATCGAGCTTGCCAGAGCGGTCCTTGGCTTGCCAAAGCCCGTCACTTTCCGTCATCAGGCCGCGCTGAATGACGCCCTCGGCATCGCGCTCGATACGAAGCGCCATCACCTCGTCGAAAAAGTAAGGCAGGCTCTGACCGACCTTCGTCCCCGGCATGCTGGGCGCGTAGAGGACGCGGCCCATGTCGTCCTGGGTCTTCTCCACCTTGGCGGAGAAATAGACGTGCCGGTTGGGAAGGTCACGAAAAGCGCGGATGATTTCGCCCATCGTCTCGGCCAACGCACCGTAGGCTTGGCGCGGGTCTTTGGCCGTCTTCTTCTCGCCAGCGAGGCAGACCTCGCCGATCTCGCTGATGCTGTCGAGCGCCACGCTTTCAAATCCCTTGGCCTCGTCCGACTGGGTCAGCCAAAGATAGGCTTCCCTCAAGGTGTCGATGCTGTCGATTTCGACGAAAGGGATTTCCGCGTCGGCAATGGACAGCAGGCCGCTTTCCGCCGAGAGGATCACCGGGTTCGGCAAGGTGCTGATGAGGCTGGTCTTGCCCGCACCAGCCTGCCCGTAAACGAGCAAGTTCAAGAAGGTGGACGCGCCACCCGTTCGCTTGAGATTGATTGCCATGATGGCTCCATTTCGCCCTGTCGGCCAATTCCGGTTGGGCTATGGCTGGATGATAGCCGGGCAAAAAATAATCCGCAACGGATATTTTTATGTTTGACGGTTTCGGTGATTACGGCGTAATGTGAGGTCATCAGATAACGGAAGGAACACCATCATGAAGCCCATCAAGATCAACGTCGAGAATTCCCCCGCCATCGCGGCCGCTCTGAAGGCGGTCAATGGCAAAGCGACCACCCACACTTTCACGACAGGCGGCGCTGTTCACGCCATCGCCGACTTGGCCGAGGCCAATCTGGACCGTCTCAATCTGCCGAAAAGTCACCGCGTCGGAGCGGTGTTCGTCCAGCAGAGCGGAGAGGTGCTGCCAGCCCGTTACAATAACCGCGCCATCACCACCAACATCCGCATCGAGCGCAAGTCCAGCGGCTGGGTGCTGACCGACATCTCGCCTAGCGGCCTCTACCCCAGGAGCAATCCCGATCGCATGCTCATCCTGACCGAGGCGCAGGATGCCAAGGCCATCGAGGTGCTGCGCCGCGCCTATCTGATCAAGGGGGCCTGAGCCATGAGCAATCCCGAAAGCGTCCGCAAGTCCGAGGCCAAGCGCATTGCGCTTGGTCAGCGGCAGATCAGGGTCTGGGTGCCGGATGATCCCGATGTGATCGCCGCCATCAGGAAGTTGGCGGCTGATGCCTGCCGGGGGGCATGATGCAGTCACGCCGCATGTCGGCCCTTGAGGCGATCACCAGCACCGCAATCGGCTTTGGCGTGTCGCTCGCCGCCGGGGCGGTGGTGTTCCCTGCCTTCGGATGGCAGTTGACGTTCGGGGAAAACCTCGGCGTCACCGCCATTTACACCATCATATCCATCGTGAGAGGCTATGCTGTGCGCCGCCTCTTCAACATGAGGGCCAATCATGGCTGACATCACCAATATCTTTGGG